GAAAAGAAAACTGAAACTAAAACGGAAGAAAAGAAAGAGGAAACTAAAACCGAAGAAAAGAAATCAGAAGAAAAAAAGACTGAGGAAAAGAAAGAAGAAGCTAAAAAAGAAGAAGAAAAGAAAGAAGAAGCTAAAAAAGAGGAAGAGAAAAAGAAAGAGGAAGAAAAGAAAAAAGAAGAAGAAAAAAAGAAAAAACAAGAGGTAACAAATCCAACCCTATTAGCATCGGATATAACAACGGCTGAAACGGAACGAGGTAAGTTTTTAGCATCTATATCATTAGGACTTAGTAAATCATCTTTAGCAGGTGATGTAAGTTATAGTGCAGGATTAATGATAAATAGCAATTTGAGTTCTATTATAATGACGGGTGGTATAACAAAAATGGGAATGACAGATGATGGACAATTGGATGCAATACACTCATACGGAACTGCATTCGCATATTTAGATGGAAACTATATGAACTTATTGGGGTATACTTGGATTAAGCCAACCCCAAAAAAAGGAACATTTGGTTATAATGTGGGTGTAATTAATCTATTCCTTAAAAATGATGCTGGTGGATTTGATTATAACATGGCAACATCGGCAATTGCATTTTGGACTAAACCATATCCTTATTCAAAAAAACTAACGATATCACCGCAAGTATTTACAATGTTCTCACCAATCAGCTGGAATAGTGTAAGTGGTGAATCAACTGTGAATAGACATATGGGATTCCTATTAGGTGCTGCATTTGATTATAAATTGAGTAAAAGATTTGGATTTGCATTTAATTATAAAATAAGTGGTAATACTAAACCATATTCTGTATTTTTGAGTAACTTCCAAATAGGTAGTAGAATGGTATTATAAAAATCTTTATATTTATACACATAAATCAAATACATTATGACAAAATTGTTAAACTTTAGAAATATTGCTATTGCGGCATTAGTTATTTACATTCTTTTACAATGGTTTAATCCAGGTGGGGTAATGCCGGGTGGAAGAACTATCCGTATTGAAGGTAAAAAATATGAAATTATTAAACATGATATTGATACTGTTGATATTGTAAAGACTAAAATAGTAACTAAGAAAGGTGAAGATATCTACCATGAAACAATCGTAGAGAAAGAAGTAATCATTCCAGCAATCATTGATACATTAGCATTATTAAAAGATTATTACTCAAAGGTATTATACAAAGATACATTGATTTTACCTGATTCATTGGGTATTGTTGCTTTAAATGATACAATCTCACAAAACAAAATATTAGGTAGAACTTTCAACGCAAGTGTTAAGCAAAGAACTATCAAAGAAACTACAATCGTTAAAGAACTACCAAAAACTAAAATATTTTACGGTTTAGAAGGTGGATTCAATAAAGCAGATGTTGTAAGTTCAGTAGGAGCTGGTGTTTTAATCAATACTAAAAAAGATAAGATATACCAATTAGGTTTAGGTGTTACTAATCAAACAACCGATGGAACAACTGGTGGATTCACTCCATACATTAGAGGTGGTGTTTATTGGAAAATCAAATTAAAGAAATAAGATGATAAAATTAATGGGTATTGTAACTGGAAAACCTAAAGTAACTGAATCTTTAGATACTAAACAAATAGTGGCTAAGATAGCTAAACTAACTGATAGAAATGACCATACTGGTTCTGTAATAGAATTAGCAACATTTTTAAACGATACTAAATCTGTTAAAAAATTACAGGCAGTAGAAACAATACATACAATAGAAGGTTCAATGCCAACGGAGATTTCTAAATATAGAAGTAGTGTATTACAAGATTTAATGGATAAATTCGCAAAAAAATATGGTTCTGATGCAGCTAAAGAATTAAACGGAGCATTTTAATAATAAATAATATGATAAAACTTACTCAACTAAACGAAGCATCGGAAGTAAAATTCAAAGAATTAAAACCTATTCAACAAAAACAGGTTGTGGCATTTCAAAAAGTAATTGGTGCAGACCATTCTCAAATTTTTGCCGGTATTCACGGAATGGTTGTAGATATTCCAGCAAGAGGTAATTTTGGAACTGGTTATCGTTTTGGAGCTGATACTCTTAAAAAATTATTAGCATTAAAGATTCGTTGGGTTGAAGCGGATGGTGATGTGATTTCAATAGGATTTTAATATGATAAAGTTAAAAGATGTACTAAAAGAAACAGCTAGTAAAGAAGCAATGGGAATTGCTGGATTTACTGGTACTGGTGGAATTGCAGTACAAAAATTTATAGATGATTTCAATTTGAATGCTAAAAAACTTTTTAACTTTATATCTAAAGGAAAGTTAAAAGATAGAATGGATTTCACAACAGCAATAAGTGGAAAACCTGGTAACAAATATCAAGGTAACTTTGTAGGTATGTTTGGAGAAAGTACAGTAACCGAAGTATCATTGCAAAAAGGACAAACTTACGGAGGAACTGCTTGTAAAGGTGGTTGTTTTATGGGTAAGGAAGGTTTGAAGAAGATAATTAAAATATCCAAAGAATTACCTAATAATGTTTTCATGTTTAGAGATGATAACTACTCTGGATTACAACCACACTTTATTAAAAATGGTATAGTTGCTAAAGCAAATACAATTGGTAATCCATCTTACGATTTGGAAAGACATAAAGTAAGAAACTTAAATATAGGTAAAGATGTAATTCTTTCTGTTAGATTATTTGAAGGAGTTAATGAATCTATAATGACAGAAGGGGTTTGGTCTAAAATTATGGCTGGTGTTCGTAAAGGAAGCCAATCAGGCCCTTGGACAATTGTAATAATTCAAAACAAAAAAGTAATACATCAAGAACCTGTAAAAGTTAAAGATGCAATTCCAGCATCTTACGAAGGGATGAAAAGAAAGTTCAGAAATGCGGTTTTAGCAATAGAAGATAAGCAAGGACAAATAGTTTATTCAGAAAGAATTTAAGTATGAAACTTTCAGAGTGCATCATTGTATCTAAAGAAATTAAAGATAAGTTTATCCTAGCTAAAAATAGAGATAGGGCTTATAATCCTTCTTTAGAAATTGTACATACTATCATTGATGGTGTGGAAGTTGCATATCTGCACGATTTAATAACTGATTGGAGTGAGGGTTTAAACGAAAATGGAATTGGTGTTGTAAACTCAGCACTATTAGTTGGACACGATGAAGCTGAGCATAAGATTGTAAAAAAGGGTGGTAAAGCTGGACCTGATGGTGATAAGATGAGAAACATAATTAAGCAACCTACTCTAATGGATGCAGTAAGAGCTACACTATCATATAAGGGCAAGAGTGGGTTATCTTTAAAAGGTCATACATTTGTATCATCTCCAAAACATATGGTAACCATTGAAACTACATCAAAGCACAAGGCTGATGTTAAACTTCAAAACTCCGAATCACCAATTGTTCGTACAAACCACGGACATATGTTTACCGATGCTGGATACACAAGCGGTGAGAAATATCTAAGTTCAAAATTGAGAAAGATATCAGCAGAAAAAGCAGTTGATAAAGTAGAAGATTGGAAAGCAATAGCACAAGCTATGAGAAAAGAATACTTCCCAACCAAACCTCAATTGAATATGAAAAGAGATACGGAAGAAATGTCTACATCATCTCAAACTGTAATGAATCTTACAGAACGTATATTACAAATAACTTACTTTAAAGGTAAGGTAAACGAATTCAAAGGTATCAACAAACAATTACCTGAAGGATATCAACCAAAGATTACAATTGAAGTAATCCCAATTTAATTTCAACATTTTTATAGAACCATATTTATATACATACAAAATGTAAATATATTAATATGTCAACAGAATTCGAATTATTCAAAGGTAAATCATTAGGTGGTCTTTTTGAAGATATCTATAACAACCAAGTTTCTAAAAAACAAAAGATTAGTGCTTTAATTGAGGAATTAAAGAAAATGGTTAGACACGCAGGTGATATGGGAACTTTAGGTCCTGTAATTGGTGGTTTAATTGATAGTTCAGTTAGGAACGATGACCAATTGGTTAAGTTAGCAACAATCGCAACTAAGATTATGGCATCAGAAAAGAAAACCGAAGGACAAGAAGGATTTCTATCAGCATTTGAGAAAGAACAATTACTTAAAGATTTGGAAGAAACTAAAGAACAAGTAGAAAGAGTTGATGATTTGGAATTTGAGTTAGATGAGTTAAAACAAAAAATAAAATAGCATGTCAGGATTGCAAAATGCAAATGTATCGGCTGTACAATCCAGCCAATCAACGGCAACTAATAGTGAAAAGCGCCAGGGTATAGTTTATAGTATAATATTAGATGAAACTCATCCATATTTAAAAAATAGAGAAGATTCTAAAAACAAAGAATCAATTTTTATTGGAGCAATTGAATATAAATTAACAGGACAATTAGCAACTGATGAGGCCAGTTTACCTATTGCATATCCATTGGATAAAAACTTTAAAACACTTCCAGTAAAAAATGAAGCTGTTGAAATTATAAACGGAGCAGGTGGTACTACATATTACAAACGAATTGGTCCTGAACTAACACCATTTGTAAATGCGGATATGAATGCAATATCCAAATTATTTAATCCGGTAAAAGCAGATACAAACACATCAAAAGATTACTCAAAAGTACAATCAACAGGAATAACCAGAAGTAATACAAATGAATCTGCAAAGTATGATAATTATGGTGATTATTTTAAATATGAAAAAGGTATTCACAAATTAAAATTATGGGAAGGTGATACTTTATTTGAAAGTAGATTTGGACAATCAATTAGATTTTCTGGATATAATAACGATGAAAAGAAATATTCACCTGTAATTATAATAAGAAATGGTGAAAACGCAGATTCTAAAAAATTATTAGATAATGAGGTAACCAAAGAAGATATAAATCGAGATGGGAGTATAATAGCTATCACATCAGATAAGTTTCAATTGGGATTTGTTCCTGGTAAAGTTGATGATAAGGGTAAAGGTAATTTTGAAACAAAGCCAGAATCATTTGAAAACTACCCAGATAAATTAATAGGTAATCAAATACTTTTAAATTCGGATAGAATAATTTTATCTGCAAAAAGTGGTGAGATGTTATTCTATTCAAAAAAGAATTATGGATTTATTTCAGATGGTGGACTCTCAATAGATAATAAGGGTGGTATTGATGTTAGTACAAAAGATAATGTTAATTTTATAACAAACGATAGAGATTTCGCCATTCATAGTGGTAAGGGTTCTATATTTTTAGGAGATACTGAATTAGAACCATTGGTTAAAGGAACAAAATTAGTTGAATTATTAGCAGAACTTATAGATGCAATAGTTGCACAAAATTATTTAACACCATCTGGACCATCTAAAGTAGGACCTGAAAATTTACCAACATTTAGTAAAATAAAATCCAAACTAAATAATATCTTAAGTAAATTAAATCAAACATCTTAATATGGAAAATTTAACTGGACAAGCTACTGATTTAAAAAACCAAGCACAAGCCACCGCAACCGCGGCCGTTGGTAATGCACAAGCTACTGCAACTGCGGCAGTGGGTAACGCACAGGCGGCGGCTTCAAACGCAGTTGGTGCAGCTACATCAGCGGTAAGTGATTTAAAATCAAAAATTCCACAACTTCCAAAGATACCAAATATACCTAAACTACCTGGTGTTCCTGAATTCAAAACAAAAAAACTACCAGTTCCTAAAAAATTTAAAAATAGTAAATTCAAAGATAAATTGGCAAACGCATCGGCCAAAGCAAAACAATTGGCTGCAAAAGGACAAGCATTGGCTGCAAAAGGGCAAGCGGCTGTAGCTGGAGCACAGGCAAAAGTTCAATCAACAATTGCTTCCGCTCAAGAAAAAGCACAAAAAGTGGTAGCGGACGCACAAGATAAAGTAAATAAAGGAATTGCAAGTGTAGAAGAAAAAGCAACAGCAATGGCAGAAAAAGCTAAACAAAGTGTGCAAAATGAAATAAAAAATATTCAAGAAGGAAATATAAGTAAACCATTAACCGAAGGAGATAAAGATAAATTAATAATTAATAAAACAACTGAATTGGCGGTCACTGATGCAAAAGCTACTCAAGACGCAGCCAAAGCAGCATTGGCGAAATCAAATCAAACAATAGGAAAGCCCGATTTAAGTGAACCTAAGAAGTTTTTTAAATCACATACAACACCTGAAGCTAACAACAAATTTTACATATATCAAGAAAGAGATAAATTTGGTATATATACGGCCGTTGCATATAAAAATCAAAATGGAACGGGATATGTAACAAATTTAACTGGATTGACTAATACGCAAGCCGTTGATGCTGTTATTTTTGAATTAAATCAACGAAATGATGATATTAAAGGATTTTAAAATAATTAATTATGTCTTGGCAAACATTTAAAAATAATATATTAAATCTTTCTAATAGTCCCGAAAGTATTGCAGACATTGATACGGTTGCAAAAACATACGCTACCGAATATGACGCTGCAATTAAAAGAGGAAAGGATTCACTTCATCAAATATCTTTACAAAAAGGAAATGTTGAAGCTATGACTCAATTATTCAAAGCAGCATTACAAAAAGGAGAAACTTCAACTGCACCATATGATTTAGTTGGTGAGATGGGTAAAGGTGTAATTGCATATTGGTCTGGTGCAACTATGAATAATTTCCCAACACCTATAATTCCCGCTCCTGGTGCCGTATCAAATATTTCGGTTGTATCCAATATGGTAGTAAATCCTGGTCAATGGACTCCTCCTTCACCATCTGCGGCCGCGGCCATATCCAATGATGATATACAATCTCCATATGATAAATTAGATTGGAACGAAATACCATTGGATAAAAATGATCCAGATGTTCAAGAAATAATAAATCCAGATTCAGAAAAAATAAATGAAGAAATTTTACAATCGGATTTAGTAATAGCCGGTGATGATGAAAGTGCTTCTATACTAACTGAAATGGATAATACTAAAGCAGAAATAATTGATAAAGCTTTATATGAACAAAATATATTATCTGAAGAAAAATTACCCCCTGCAAAAAAATTAGAAAACGATATAGCCTTAAAAAGTGGATACAAAAACTTAGATGAATTATTAAAAAAAGCAGGAGCATGGGGCCCTAAATTGGGGAAGAATCCGAGAGTTAGTTATGAAAATCTAAGAATAAGTTTTAGGTCAGATATACACGGTCTTTGCCCACAAGGAACTCAAGCGGTAGTTGTTGCATTAACTGGTATTAAAGGATTGGGAGTTCTTAGTGGAAATGCGGATTGGTTCTCATTTAAAACTCCATCAACTGGTGGGGGGCGTGCATCATTTGCAATTAATATTGGTGGTAAATCCTATTATAATGATAAAATTAATGTTGGCGATGAATATACGTTAGATTCTTCAAAATGGCAAGTTGGTGATATACTAGTAATGGGGTATAATGATAAAAAATATGGCCATATACAAGTTTGGACAGGTTGGAAATGGGTTAGTGATTTTACTCAAAATAAAATACAAGCAAATTGGGTAGATAAATCATCCATCGCATTGTGGAGATTAAATGAAAATGGTAAAGCCGTAGTAACATCAGAAAAAAATAAAACAGCTTAAAATGTCAGTAATACCACCAACAAAGAATACAGCAATTATTGTAGATGATTTTATATCATATGCTACATTACATTTATCCACTGTAAGTGGTATTATAAATACGGTATCGGCATATCCACCATTTGGAACTCCTGGTCCCGGTATTATAATGTGGTCCTCATATATGGTGACTCCATCTAGACCTGGTGGAGCTGCATCAACCGCATCGGAAACACCTGAAGAAACAGCCGATGTTGCAGAAGTAGATACAACTGAAATAGAAATGACAGATGCTCAATTGGTAGCATCAGAAGAAGCATCCTTAGAAGGTGCTGATATAAACGAAGCATCCGCTGAAGCATATTCACTTCCAGAGGATGCTCCAGTACCGACCGAAGGAGAACAGGCTATTATTGATGAAAGAATTACAGCAGATGCTGAAAAGGAACCTGACCCTCCATTATCAGAAGAAGAAAAACCTAAAGATAATATTCCTGCAGTTCCAAATTATAAAACAAAATTAAAAGTACCAAGTGAATTAGTAACGGCAATGAGAAAATATGGTTTAGCAAAAACGCCACTAGAAAGAGCTCATTTTTTGGCACAAACTAATCATGAATCTGGTAATTTTGTATATAAGGAAGAAATTGCATCTGGAACTGCGTATGAAGGTAGGAAGGATTTGGGTAATACGCAAACTGGCGATGGTAAACGTTACAAAGGTAGGGGATATATACAATTAACAGGAAGAGCTAATTATAAAAAATTTGGACCGGTTGCTGGAGATGATTTTGAAGGTAATCCAACATTAGTGGGTTCTAAATATTATGCCGATACTGCTTGTTTATTTTGGAAAGCAAATAAATTAGGAGAAAAATGCAAAGATTCAACCACAGTTACTATAAAAGTTATAACAAAACGAATTAATGGTGGTTACAATGGATTGGATGATAGAATCAAAAAATTTACGATGTATTGGACAGAATTACAGAAAGACCCAACTCTTTGGGCTTAATTCTCAAAAATACTTAATTTAAATATTTATAAACATAACAAACAAAGAATAGAATATTATGGACATGGATAAACTATTAGAAGCCATTCAAATTCTGGTTAAAGAGGAGCTTAAAGAGCAATTACCTGCTTTAATTAAGGAAGGTGTGAAGGCTGAAATGAAAAAAATGCTATCTGAAACAAAAGTAGCACCAAAACCAGTATCAAAGAGTATCTCAATGGCTAAGGCTATATTGGGTGATGATACTATTAAAGAATCGGTAGCTCAAAAGGAAGTACCAACAAAGCAATACAGCAAAAACCCAATGATTAACCAAATTCTTAATGAAACAAGAGGTGGTATCCCACAGGGTGATGGTGGATTTAGAACAATGAATTTTGGACAAGGTGATATGGGTTCAATTGCAGGTAGAACTGCGGTAGCCGATAAAATGGGATATGGTGATATGGCTAAAGGACCTTCTCCAACAGGATTGGGAGTAAATACCGGAGTAGCTGAAATAGATAAAGCATTGAATAGAGATTATTCAGAACTTGTAAAAAGATTTAATAAGAAGTAATGGCAATTGTATTAGGACAAAAATTAGTACAAGATACTAAAAAGTATGAAGATTATGCGATAGGTATATCATTACCAATCCAAATCGGCAATACTGCGTTCAATCAAACCTTTACAACAAATGAGCAAATTAAATCAAATGTAAAAAATCTATTATTAACTAAAAAAGGAGAAAGAGTAATGCAGCCTGAATTTGGTAGTGGTTTGCAGGAATTACTTTTTGATTTTAATGATGATACATTATCTGGTAAAATTGAAGATGCGATAACAGCAGCTTTAGAGCAATGGTTGCCATACGTTACAGTAGAACAAATAGATGTAGAAAGTACAAGCAACAATAGAGATAATAATTTAGTAAATGTTTCCGTAACATTCGGATTATTAAATCAAGTTGATTTAAACACGGTATCTTTTACAATAGCCGCTTAATAAAATAAAAATGGGAATAACTGTAACAAATAAGAATTTTAAAAATAAAGGAAAAGAAGTAAAATATCTTGATAAGGATTTTATTGGATTTAGAAGTAATTTAGTAGAATTTGCAAAAAACTATTTTCCTAAAACATATTCTGATTTCAATGAATCATCTCCTGGTATGATGTTTATAGAAATGGCATCGTATATAGGCGATTCATTATCTTATTACATTGATGATACCTTAAAAGAATCATTAATGGTATATGCCGAAGATATAAAAAGTGTATTGGCATTATCTCAATATTTAGGATATAAACCAAAAGTAACTTCACCGGCAATAACAACCTTATCAGTTTATCAATTAGTACCATCGATAGGTATTGGTTTAAATAACATACCAGACTCAAAGTATTTTTTAAGAATAAAAGAAGGATTGCAATCTATTTCAACAAAAGATGGTATATCATTTAGAACAACGGACGCTATTGATTTTGCAGATGCAACTAATAGAGAGATTAGTGTATATCAAAGAGAAGCGATAACCGGTGAACCAAGTTTTTATTTAATTAAAAAATATGTTCAAGTTATATCCGGTCAATTAAAAGAAGAAACTTTTACATTTGGTTCATATTCTCCTTTTGAAAAAATAACATTAAGTGATACCGATGTCATACAAATATTAGATTGTAGAGATTCAAATAATAATAAATGGTATGAAGTTCCTTATTTGGCACAAGAAATGGTTTTTGTAGATGTACCAAATACGGAAGTAAATGACCAAGACTTATATCAATTTAAAACAACTGTACCATATATTCTAAAAACAATTAAAACACCAAAACGATTTGTTTCAAAAATAGATGAAGAAAGTAGAACTATAATACAATTTGGCGCGGGGGATTCCTCGGCATCGGATGAACAATTAATTCCAAATCTTAAGAATGTTGGATTAGGATTACCAAACTCTATTAGTAGATTGGAAGAATCGTTTGACCCGACCAATTTCTTAAAAACAAAAACATATGGTACATCTCCATCAAATACAACTATAACTGTTAAATATTTAGTTGGTGGTGGTGTTAAATCAAATGTGTCAACTGGACAATTAACTAGAATTGATAAAATAGAATTTGAGGAAGATACGCAGGCACTAAGTGATGGTGACAGAGCAATATATAATGCAACTAAAAATTCGGTTGCAATTGATAATGAAGTTACTGCGGGTGGTGGTAGAGGCGGTGAGACCGTTGAAGAAATTAGACAAAATGCATTAGCAAATTTTGGTTCTCAAAATAGAGCAGTAACCGCTAAAGATTATCAAGTAAGAGTATTATCTATGCCGGCAAAATTTGGAGCTGTTGCAAAGGCTTACGCCGTGGCGGATGGTACAATAGATAACAACTCACCAGCATCTATATTAGCATCACCTAATAATTTACAAGAGTTTACCGATTTGGTAATGAGCTTTGTTAATATGCCTGATAGTGAAGAACCATCTGAACAATCGATAAAAGAAGATATTACAAGATATTTACTTGGAAAAACTTCAAATGAAAATGAAAAGAATAATCCATTTGCAATTAATCTATATTTGTTAGGATATGATTTGTTCGGAAAATTAATTCCACTTACACGTGGTATAAAGGAAAATGTTAAAACCTATTTAAATGAATATAGATTATTAACTGACGGTATAAACATCAATGATGGCTTTATTATAAACATAGGTATTGAATTTGAAATATCAACATATCAGAATTATAATAAGAGTGAGGTATTGGCAAAATGTATTTCAGAATTAAAAGATTATTTTAATATTGATAATTGGCAATTTAATCAAACAATAAATTTGAGTGAAGTTGAATTATTAATAGCAAATATAGAAGGAGTTTCATCTGTTCCAAGTTTATTAATAGTGAATAAATGTGGAGGAAAGTACGCACCAAATTCATATAATATAGAAGCGGCAACTAAAGCTAAGATTGTATATCCATCTTTAGACCCATCTATTTTTGAAATCAAATATCCGGACTCGGACATAAAAGGGAGAGCAAAATAATGGGATACTATTTTTTAACAGCATCAAAAGATGCATCGGTATATCTTCAACAACCAAACCAAAATACTGGATTGGATGAGATATTGGAAATAAATAAAGTATATTATGGAAACATTAAAGATGTATCACATATACTACTTAAATTTGATGTTGGATTTATATCTGCATCAATTTCTAATAATACTATTTCAATGAACTCCGCTGAGTTAATTTTAAAAGAAACTCAAAGTGATGAAATTCCTTTAGAATATACTATATATGCAAATCCAATATCAGGTAGTTGGGAAATGGGAACTGGTACTAGATTTGATAATATATCAACTCAAGGTGTTACTTGGAATTATAGAGAAGGTGATTCTTCATTGGAATGGTTGCAAAATAACTTTGCTACCAATACAACCGCTAGTGTTAATAATGGAGATGGTGGAACTTGGTACACAAATTACGGAACAACACAGGCATTTAATTATCAGACAGCTGATATTAATATGGATGTTAAATCGATGCTTAGGGCTTGGATGAGTGGTTCAATTATAAATGACGGTATTATTTTAAAATACGCAACTGAAAAAGAAAGTGACACTGCCGATTATGGACAGTTAAAATTCTTTAGTAAAGAGACACATACGATTCATCAACCAAAAATAAGAATAGGATGGGATGATTCGGTATTTACCAGTGGTTCATTGGTCGCACTAACTGCAAATGATATTAAAGTTGGTGTAACTAATTTGAAAAAAGAATATAAAGCAGGAACTATTGCAAAACTACAAATTTTTGGTAGAGAATTATATCCTCTAAAAACATTTACTGATACGTTTTCATACACTAATATAAAGTATTTACCAACTACAACTTATTATCAAATAAGAGATTATGCATCAAATGATATTATAATTCCATTTAGTGATTATTCTAAAATTAGTTGCAATTCAAATGGTAATTATATAAAAGTTAATTTTTCAAATTGGGAAGCCGATAGAGTTTACAAAATAGAATTTAAGATAGACAATGACGGAAGTGTTGAATACTTTGACGATAGTATAACATTTAGTATAGTAAAAGATTAATAATGGCTAAACAACTTATAAAAACTGGTTTACGAAATGAGGGAATGATATCCGAACTTTTGTTAAGTGGTTCATTAGCAATAAAAACTAAAAATGAATTTGGTATTCATATATTTAGTGGTTCTGTTGCAAATGATGGTATTGTTTCTGGAAAATTAACAAAGCCAAAATACAATGAAGTTGAGGTTATAAAATCAATAGATACTAATATAGTTGAATTAATTCCAATAGAACTACCGGCATTACCACCAACCATATTACTAACTGCATATACTGAGGCGAATGAGTTAATAGGTGACTTGACAACGCAGGTTGAGAGATTGAATAGTGTTACACTTGATTTGGCATCTAAAGTTAAAGAATTGGAAATTGTAACACAAAGTCTTTTAGTTCAAATAGATTCTAAAGATTTATTGTTAGCAGTTTCTCAAAATCAAACTCAACAATCAAATTTAAAGGTAGAAAGTAGTATTGGTAGTTTACAAAACGCAATTCAAAAAGCAACTGCGGAGTCTATTCAACGAGTTTCTTTGAGTGGAAGAAATACATCTTTATTACAAGAAAATGCGATATTAAATGAACAGTTAACATCGGCGCAATCTCAAATAGTAAATCTTAACCAAACGATTAATCAATTAAATACTCAATTAAATAGTACTCAAACACAATTGGTTAATAACTCAACTCAATTAGCGCAAGCTAATAATCAACTTACAAATGCAACTACTAAAAAGAAGAAAATCATTTGTAACGAATTATACAATCAAGGTTTCTTACCTCAACATATTTGGAACGCCGATGAATTATATGGTGAGATGATGTATGAGAAAGACCCTCGTTTAGTATTAGGGTATATGATGTGGGCTAGGAATGTAGTTAAGTATATGCAAGCTAACCCACAAAATACTAAGTGGATTTATAAGATGGTAAAACCTTGGACTGAGCATATGGCTTATGTAGTAGGTACATTGCCAAAAGATAATTGGATAGGTAAACTTATTCATAGTGTAGGAAAACAATATTGTTACTATGTATATGATAAACAAATGAGTAAAAGAAATAAGTTATCATGGCAATAAAAACATTTAAGGAAATATTAAACAATCAGGGATATAGAATATCTTCAAATGATAGAAAAATATTTGAAGAAGGTAATCTTGATTCCTTTTTTGGAGTTAGTCAAAATGATGCAATTGAATTTATTGTTTATGATTTGGATGATAATCAATTACCACAGATTAATGATGAATTGGTAAGATATATTCCATTAACAACACAAAATATTAAAGATTATTTTTTAATCGCAGAAGGTACTGTATTTCAAAAATATAAATTCCCAACGGAATATTTCATAGATATTGAAAGATTACTTAGAGAAGCTGGATATGATAATGGTATATTTAAAACACAAATAACTTTACTTAATAAGAGAGTGGGCAGTGAATTTCCATCCGATAAATTGTGGATTGCAGAAATATCACCGTCTCGTACTGAGGTTAGATTATTACCGTTGAAAAAAGGATTGGTATTAAATGAAGAACTTAAAAAACGATATGATATATTTGTAAATAATGGTGAATTTAGAGATGATACTGTAAATTTAACATTTCCATTTGTTGAAAAAATAAGCCCAATCGGTATTGATGAATTTATCAAATCAAAATATACAGCTAGCTGGCTAAATAAACTTGTATATGAATTTAAAATAAAAAACTTTGAAATTTTTTCAACAAAAGTATTTGAAAAATTTACTCAAGCTTGTTTTTATGAATTTCAAAACAAAATATCTGATATAAACGATATTAATTATGGAAAACCTAAATCTGAAAAACCAGTAGTAGGATTATCTATTAACGAAATTGAAAATATATGTAAAAAGATATTAATTATGTGTATTGATTTTTATTTTCCTAACCCGGATGTAAAAACTGAAACTACATATGATATGGGTATTGATACGAGTATTGATGCAGTTGGTAAGGTATTGCAAAGAATAGAATCAAACACAATAATAGATACAACAAGTCCTGTAATTAGAAAAGCTGAAATTATAAATCCAATATTAACAAGTAAAGAATTGAAATTGGAAGAAGAAATAAAAAAACAAATTCCAGACCCACCGTTTGATGTGAGTAGGCCAGTACCGGACCCACCCCCACCAATTGAAATAGTTACACCAATTGATGAACCACCATATGACCCACCATATACTGGAGGTGGCGGAGGAGGAGGCGGCGGAGGACAATTTGATACACAATCATTAGATAGAGATAATTTATCAGATGGTGGTATGGGCAGAGAACAACTGGCATTTCGATAATATAAAATACTTATAAAGTAATGAGAGCAGTAGAAGAAAACGCATTTGATAATGGATTTGGGGTAAACGAATCACAACAATTATACAATCTTGATAATGAATTGGGTATTGGTATAGGTGGTGGTTCAGGTGCCGGTATCTCCTATGGCGGTGGAGGTGGCGGTGGCGGTGGATTTATACCTATTATTGATACTCCAAATACGGCTCAAAGTGATAGTAAAAATATATTTTATATAGAGGCAAATACCGCTGCAAGTATTTATATAAATGGTAGACCTATATACCAAACAACAAGCTATGGGCTACCTATTATGGTATCGCAATTATTGGATGAAGGTAGTAAAAAAATTACAGTACAAAAGGAAGGATATGATTCTAATGAAGAATATATAATAGATGTTGTACAAAATCCAAATTACTATATACCATATGTTAATTTAAATATAAATCCATATGATAGTTTAGTTGGATACGATACGAGAGGATTACCTAATCAGACATATGAAAATAATAGTTTATATACAATTCCTGAAAATTATCAAGCGGTTTACTCATCTGTACCTGCATACACATTTAGAATACGAAAATTTATAAATGAAGTACTTCAAACTGATTATAGTTATGAAATTGATAAGCAAGATAAAAAAATAAATTTTACATTAACTCAAAATATCATTGATGATAGAAATCCAACTGACCCTTTAGCTGAAAAGATAAAATTAAATATGGCCGTTGAAGGTCCAAATTCATCCGTATTAGTGGTGAAGGATGGTACTGGTATAACTAATGAAAAATTTAATTTAAATGCAGGGGTAACAAATTTTGAAGATGTACCAACATCGGATTTAGTTTATTCGATACAAACATCTGATATAAATTTATACAGGATTACTAAAATAGTAGTAAGTGGTGAAGGGCTGGTAACAAAAACGTTAGAAGCTACTAGTGGATTAGAAAGTATATCTACTAAAATAAAAGCCGAAAGGGATTTAAATATTAGTATTACTACTGAAAATTTTGCAATAGTACAATCAACAATACCATCTATAACATTTCTTAATTTAGACAGATTATTATCAAAAGAATTTACTGAATATAATATAAATTCAAAAGCAGATGTTCCAATTGGATTAAATCTATTTGGAGGTACTAATAGAGTATCGATATATGTAAAGGATAAGAAATATGCATTTGATGTAAGTGGTGATAGTTCTATAATTTTAATACCATCTAAAACGTTTGATGTAATTGGTAAATATTCTATAAAAATAGTACCAAGTAATAATAGTGGAGATGGCGAGTTTATAGAAACGGCATTGGTTGCAATGGATGATATGTGGGTTGGTGTTCCGGATATTAGAAATATACAATACCCATCGGTTCTAAGAGGTCCTGATTACATTGGTACGGATGTAAATTTTAATATATACTTTGATTCGGTTGATACTGATTATGTTAGAATGTATGCCGGAAGTACAAATTCAAATTTTACACAATTACCGAGTAATGGTACACATACATTTAATTTTAAGCAATTATTAGTAAATTCAGGTACCAACGTTTCAGAGGACCAGGATAAAATTAGTTTACAATTAATATTAATACCATATAATACAAGTGGAAGACAAGTCGTAGTTGGTAAAACTGAAATAATTACAATTCTTTTTGATAAAGGTGATTTAACAATTCCAAGAGATGTTGCAATTAGTAGAATTGCTGAAGGGTTTATTGCACAATTTGACAAATCTATTTTTGCAGATGAAACTTCTAAATACTTAACTCACTTATTGCATATTGGAGATGGTGATAATAAAGTAATTACAACTTGGATTGGTGATGATGATTCTCTTATATTAAAATTATATGAGCCATTAGATACAACGATTCAAACAAATCAACAAGTTTGGATTTCAAAAGTACAATCAGACCCAATAGTTGAAACGGTAACAATAAGTGGAGTTGATACAAGTTATTGTGCCCCACTAAAAGGACCTAACTTTTTATTAGAACCTGATAACGGTACTGCTTTTAAAATATTTGATGATTTAATTGCAAGTGGTTCTACCACTTCGAATGATATTTTAAATAAAATATCCCAACAAAATACCATTGATACTGAAAAATTAAATATTCAATACGCAAGTGGTTCATCATATACGTTTGACCAATTTGTACATTTTGGTTCGGCAGCTGAAAGATTGAAAAACTTTTATTATAAAGTAAGTGTTTTACAGGAATATCAAGCAAAATATTTAGATTTAACTCAAACATCATTTCCAATTGGTTATATATTAACTGAAGATTCGGGTGGTGATGGCACTCCTGAAATACTTGGTAATGAAATATTAATAGGTGAACAAGTAGACCCAATTTTACAATTACAATTTGAGACGCCCGAAGTAATTCCAGCACCATACGCATTAATAGAATCAAATTTAATAGCTACAAAAATAAGTAATTTAATAAAAACTTTTGATGGGTATGAAATCTTTTTATTTAAATCTGAAAACCTATTAGCATATCCAAAAGAAGATTATTTTAATCCAATAACATCATATACATACAGAGTACTGAGACCTAAAACGGTTGCAGCTGTTATTAGTTGGTATGATACGGCATTAAACGATTCGGAAGAATTTGATAAATATAATTCATATGCAATGCGCAATAATCTTCCTGAATATATAACGGAAGATTATGATAATGCAGATTTTATTTTATTTTTAGATATGGTTGGTCAACATTTTGATATTCTATGGGTTTATATAAATGGAATAAAAAAAGCTAAAAACGTAGAGCATAAAGAAGAATTAGGAGTACCGGATTCATTAGTTAGTTCTTTACTAAACGCAATGGGTTGGCAAGAAAAAAGAGCATTTAATTCTCAACTACTTTGGGAATATATGTTTGGTACTAATCAAAATGGTCTTCAAAAATACGGAAGAAGTTTGCAAGATGCCAATTATGAAGTTTGGAGAAGAATTTTAAATAACTTACCATATCTATTAAAACATAAAGGTACTTCTAGAGCATTAAAAGCAGTAATGGCTTGTTATGGTGTACCACAATCTATGTTGACTATAATGGAATTTGGAGGACCTCAAGACCCAACAAAAGGCGGTACTACTAAATTTACCTTTGATGATAGAACTGCGGCAATTGTGTTGGATGA